ATCCAGTACTGCGTGCTGTTTTCGCGCATGATTTTGGACGCTCAGGGGGTTGCGCCAATGTCGGCCAGCGAGCGAAACACATTTCATAGCTTGTGTATGCAATTGGGCATGACGCCAGCGGCGCGGTCTAAAGTGATGCTGGGCGGTGAGTCGAAGAAGAAGAACAAATTTGATGCAGTGGTCAATGGATGAAGAAAAAGGAATTCGTATCACGGAATGACAAATACATATCTGCGATACTGAGCGGCGGTATACCTGCGTGCCGTTGGGTGAAAGCCGCGGCGCAACGGCACTTGGACCTGATAAGCAATAAATCAGGCGCTTTTAGATTCGATGCCGATGAAGCTGAACGTGTATGCCGTTTCGCGGAGTGTATGCCTCATATCAAGGGCGAATGGGCAAGGCGACGGGAACCGATACGGCTTGAGGATTGGCAGGTGTTCGTACTTTGTCAGTTGTTTGGCTGGAAGCGAAAGTCAGACGGAAAGCGAAAATATCGGACTCTGTATCTTGAGGTGGCCAGAAAGAACGCCAAATCAACATTGTTGGCGGTGATCGCACTGTATTTGCTGGCGGTGGATGGCGAAGCCGGATCTGAGGTGTATAGCGCGGCGACAACGCGCGATCAGGCTAGGATCGTATTCGATACAGCAAAGAAAATGGCAGAGCGGGAAGCTGATTTCTGTCAGACGTTTGGCGTTAGAGTTTTCAGAGATTCGTTGGTTGTAGACGATTCAGCATCGTCAATGAAGGCGTTGAGCGCCGAGGGCAACACTTTGGATGGATTGAATCCACATGGGGCTATTATTGACGAGTTGCACGCGCATCGTACTCGTGAAGTGTGGGATGTACTGGAAACGGCGACGGGCGCAAGATCGCAGCCTTTGATTGCTGCGATTACTACGGCTGGCTCAAACAGGGCTGGTATTTGCTACGAGATTCGAGGGTACTTGTGCCAGGTGCTGAACAGCACGCTGAAAAAGCATGACGGGATGGGCTATCCGGTTGGTGGTGATTCGATAGAAGACGAGACGATCTGGGGAGCTATTTACACGTTAGACGATGACGACGATTGGACGGATGAATCTGTGTGGATCAAGGCAAACCCAAACTTGGGCGTGTCTGTCCATTTAGACGACATGCAGCGTCAGGCCAAAAAAGCCATGTCGATGGCATCGGCGCAGCCTAATTTCTTAACGAAGCGTCTTGATGTATGGGTGAATGCCGATAGCGCCTGGATGGACATGCGGGCGTGGGATCGCCAGACGATAGACGGGAACTGGTGGCGTGATAGTGAATCTGCTTCAGAGTGGGCGTCAAAGATTTCGTCTGAGTATCAGGGATGGACCGCGTATATGGGCGTCGACCTTGCATCAAAGGTTGACGTTGCATCGTGTGCCATCCTGTTATCGCGTGACGGGGAATGGAGACTGTTCACTAGGCACTGGTTGCCGGAGGACGCAATTCTTGAGAGTGATAACAGTCAATACAGAGGATGGTCTGAGACTGGGGCGATTCAATCGACCGATGGAAATACCCTAGATCACGAAACTGTGACTGCCGATATTGAAATCATTGCGTCAATCCTGAAGCCACGAGCGATTGGCTATGACCCTGGATTCGATCTGGTTATTCCACAGATGCTTCAAAACAAGGGATTGCCGATGATTGCCGTTCGGCCACTGGTAATCAATTTCAGCGAACCGATGAAGCATTTGGAAGCTGCGATCATCGGAGGGAAGTTGCAGCATGACGGCAATCCCGCAATGAGCTGGATGATTTCAAATGTGGTGTGCCACCGTGACAGTAAAGATAACATCTACCCGAGGAAGCAAACGGAGTCGGCAAAAATAGATGGAGCGGTTGCTGCTATAATTGCATTGAATCAAGCGATAGGTTCGATTCAGACGGCCAGCGTGTTTAATGGCCGGGAGGTTTACGAATTATGAGCTTGCTGGGTCGAATGTTTCGGGCAGCATTGTCTAGCGAAGCACCAGATAGTGATTTCTGGTACAAGCCCGTACCTTCGCGCCCTGGTTATGTATCGCAGGAATCCGCACTGAGGATCGCGGCTGTTTGGGCATGTATTCGTGTCATTGCCGAAACAGTAGCCAGTTTGCCGTGTCAGGTGTATAGGCGCGAAGAGGATGGACGGCGAATTGATCGAGAGCATTCGCTGTATCGTATTCTTCACGATGCACCAAACGATGACATGACGGCATTTGAGTTTTGGGAGCTTGCCGCTAAGCATCTGTGTACCTATGGTAATTTCTTTGCTCGTATCTACATGGACCAACGGGCCACTGTGACGGAGTTGAGGCCGATTCCACCGTCAATGGTATCTGTGAGCAGGGATTCGCAGACCGGAGTGATGGTCTATACCGTGCGGAGCGGTGGCAATGCAGAGGTTTACACCGCGAGCGACATTCTGCACATACCTGGATTGGGATATGACGGGGTTGAGCATCTTATTGGATTTTCTCCTGTTGAGTATTGCCGTCAGTCTATGGTGTTGGCGAGCGATGCCGAAAGCTACGGAGCGAACTTCTTTGCGAACAACGCGACTCCACCGGCATATGTTTCGATCCCGCAAGCGTTGAACGATGAAGGGTTTATGCGGTTGGAGAAGTGGTTCAAGGGTAAATTCGGTGGAGTAAAGAACGCAGGCAAGCTGGGTATCTTGGATCAAGGCGGCGAGATCAAAACGGTACCGATTAACCATCGTGATATGCAGTTCCTTGAACTGAGGAAGTATCAGGTTGAGGAGATCGCTCGTATTTACCGTGTGCCGCTGCACTTGATTCAATCTCTGGACCGGGCAACAAACAACAATATCGAACAGCAGGCCTTGGACTTCGTGCAGAATACGATTCGTCCATGGTTGGTTCGGATCGAGCGGCGGCTGAATATGCAATTGTTTGGACCTCGTGAGGGCCGCATTTGGTACGCTGAGTTTAACCTAGATGCTTTGTTGCGTGGTGATATGGAAGCCAGGGCGAAGTATTACTCTGCTCTAAGGAACATAGGCGTTTTGAATGGTAACGAGATTAGGGCCAAAGAAAACATGAATCCCTACGACGGCGGCGAAGTGTACATGGTCCAAGGCGCGATGGTACCTGTTAATCAAGCTGGTCAAGGGCAGGTGGTGGAACAATGAAAGAAAACAATTGGCTGCTCGCAGAACTAATGGCAGATGGCGGGAACAGTGAATCTGGTTCTAGTCGGACAAAGGAAGTTCTTTTCTATTCTGGGGCGAGAGTTGAACGCTTTGATTGGTGGGAGGGTGAGTTTTACGAACTGTCCTTCGACATGGAATCGGCAGATTTATCACTGTTGAGCGGCGCTCCAGTGTTGAACGGTCACAAGACCGAGCAAGCGGAAAACGTCATTGGAGTGATTGAGTCTGCACGTCGCACGGATCGCGGCTATCAGGCCATGCTGAAATTCAGCGAAGCCGATGACGTTCTACCTATTTGGCAACGAGTCGAAGAAGGCACGTTGCGTAATGTGTCGATGGGCGTGAAGATCGACCGTTTGGAATTGGTCGATGATGGCAGGAAAAGCAAACGAAAGCACTATATGGCGAAAGGATGGACGCCATACGAGATTTCGGTTGTGCCGATTGGGGCTGATCCTGGAGCAAAGTTTTTGGCCGCTGATCCGCGATTGGATAAATTGCGAGCGGCGATAGATATCTCTGCGGAATCTGGCGCGGCCAGCGAAGCAGTGGACCGGGCACGATACGAACTAGCGTTGAGAGATCGACGCTGGCGAGTATTGGGCCGATAAATAGAAAGGACAAACCATGAAGAAAAAGGAACTTCTGGAAAGCATTGCCGCGCTGGAAACTGAATACAGCGCGTTGCTTGCTGGTGGTGCTAGTGCGGCTGATCCTGTAGCGCATCTGGCGTCTCTGGATACGAAGGAATCGGAACTGGCTGGTGCGCGTGAGCGGCTGGCTGCTGTTGAGGCCCTGGAAGCGAAGGCAAAGGCGAATATCGCTCGCCAGCCTGCCGTGGTAACCAGTGATAACGAGGCGAAGCGACCGTTTGCCAACCTTGGCGAGCAGCTTGCGGCGATTGCGTATGCTCAGTCTCCGGGCGGATCGTTTAGCGGGGCTGGTGGGCGTATCGACAAGCGTCTGTATGAGACGGCTTTGGCGGCCGGCGCTTCTGCCACTGTTCCTGCCGATGGTGGTTTCGCCATTGGCACGGAATTCTCGACTGCGCTTTTGCAGCGTGCGCGTGAAACGTCTCGTATCCTGCCGCTGTGTCAGGAAATCCCGATTGGCGAGGGCAACGATAGCGTCGAACTGCCGTATATCGACGAAACGAGCCGGGCCAATGGATCGCGTTGGGGTGGCGTTCGGGTGTACTGGTCTGCTGAGGCCGATGCTCCGACTTCGACGAAGCCAAAGATTTCCCGTCATGAGATCCGACTGGAAACTCTGAAGGGGCTGGCGTATGCGACGGAGCGGCTGCTGCGGAATGCTCCTGCTATGGGCAGCGTGTTTGAAAACGCTTTTTCGTCGGAAATGGCATTCACGATTGACGATGCGATCTTCCGGGGTGATGGCGTTGGTAAGCCGCTTGGTTTCGCTGTTCAGAATATCGGCAGCAAGCTGCTAGTTGAGGTGGCTAAGAAGGGTGGGCAGGCTGCTGATACGTTTGTCATCGAAAACGCTACGGCTATGCTGTCTCGGCTGTTGCGCGATCCGGGCGACCGAGTGGTATGGCTTGCCAATCCTGATACCATCGGCCAGTTTCCGCTGATGACTGTTGGCCAGCAGCCGGTGTTTTTGCCCAATAACAACGCGGCTGGTTCGCCGTATTACGGGACGCTGTTTGGTTATCCCATCGTGATCGTCGAGCAGGCCGAAACCTTGGGCGATCCGGGCGACATCGTGCTGGCCAATCTCAGCAAATACGCTGTTGTGACGCAGGGCGGACTTCGTGCGGCGCAATCCATGCACGTTCGTTTCATCTACGACGAGATGACGTTCAAGTGGTCTTATGACATCAACGGCCAGTCCGTTGTGAAGCAGCCGATCACTGCATACAAGGGGAGCAATTCTCTCTCGCCGTTTGTCACGACTGCGGTTCGCACGTAGTAGCTGGTAATCACCGGGCGGCGGGGTAAAACCCGCCGCGCAATCACTAGAAAGGAAAACATCATGGTTCGATATGAACTTCTGAAAAACCTTCACTTTGTGAAGGGACTTGATCCGGTGGCTGACGCTTTTTCTGGCACCGTATACTCTGACGTAGTGGACATGAGCAATCATGGATCCTGCTTGTTCCTCGTTTACAAGGGAGTAGGCACGACAGGAACCTCTACGATCACCGTTGAGGCCTGTGACGACTTCGTTCCGACGAACCACATCGCTGTACCCTTTTACTCGAAGTCGATCACTTCCACGGATATTCAGGGTGAAATGGTGGAGCGTACTGACGCTGGGTTCACTACGACGGCTGGAAGCTCTCAGATTTACGCGATTCAGGTTGATGCTGGGCAGCTTGCTGCTAGCGGATACAAGAACGTTCGTCTGAAGTGCGTTGAAGTTGTGGATGCTGCCGTGCTTGGTGGTATTGCAATTGCCCTTGCGGAGCCGCGTTACGGCGGATCTGCGACCGCAACTGAAATCGCCTAGCGATTAGCGCCGGTGGACTGTGTAAGGAGAGATTCTTACATGGTCCACCGGGTTTTATGCAATTGAGGGATTCATGGTATCCATTAACCGGCAAATCGTTACGCCTCCGACAACACCGCTGATAGTGACAGATGCCGATCTGGAAAACCACGCTCGCGCCAAAGGTCAACCGATTAGCCAGTTGCAGCCATATTTGTATGCCGCACAGAACTGGCTTGAAACCATCTCAAACCGAAAATTTCTCTCGCAGACGTGGCGAGTGTACCTTGATAGATTTCCAGATGGTGACAGAATATATGTTCCGTTTGGTCAATTGACCAGCGTGGCTCACGTAAAGTTCACAGACTCGGCAAACGTTCAATACACGTTTGATTCATCGAAGTATCATGTTGCCACGACGCGCGAGCCTGGTGAGATCGTGCTGGCGTATTCTCAGGATTGGCCGAGCGATACGTTGAAGACGGTGGATGCAGTAGAAGTGCAATTTACGTGCGGATGGGCTAATCCAGCGGCTGTTCCGGCTGCAATCAAGCAGTCTGTGTTGATGCTGGCGGCGCACTTCTACGCCAATCGGGAAAATGTGTTTGTCGGTGAAACATCAGCGGTCGATGAACAAGAAATCCCGTTCGGCGCGATTGCGATGATGACAACGTGGAGAATATACGCATGAGCGATACTATTCGCGCTGGTGCAATGCTCCACGATCTGATTATCGAATCCAAGACGACATCGACCGATGCCAACGGAAATCGAAGTGAGGCATGGTCCACTCATTTGACGTGCTGGGGTTCAATTGAAGCTGGCAGGGGTAGAGAGTTTTGGTCTGCAAAGTCAGTTGTTGCTGATTTATCTCATACGATTACAATCAGATACACTGATTCATTGAACGAGTCGATGAGGGTCAAGTACGTTGATCCGAAGTCAAATCGAACTCGGTATTTCAACATCCGATCCATCGCTTCTCCAGATGAGCGCACTCATATGTTGATTCTTCTTTGCACTGAGGTGGGATTCTAATGCCACGTCGAAGCAGAACCATGACGATAGGGATTGAAGGCATGGACCAATTGATGGTCCAGATGAAGAAGCTGCAATCAATCCCAACTGGTCAAGACGTTAAAAAAGCGTTGTTAGATGGCGCTGAGATGATTCGCAGTCAGGCGCAAAACAACGCTCCGATTGCTCCGAGGCCTACGCATCGAAAAGGTGTAGACATACAGCCGGGTGGATTGCGTGCGTCATTCAAGGCTGCTATGGGCAAGCAGTACAAGACTTTTTTGCAGGCGTTCACGTTTACCTTGGCGCGATTGGCACCGCACGCGCATCTGGTGGAGTTTGGAACCAAGCCACATACGATTACAGCTAAAAACAAGAGCTTGAGATGGTTTAGTCGATTCCGTAATGGGTTCAAATTTGCAAGGACAGTGAAGCACGGCGGGGCAATGCCTAATCCGTTTTTCCGCAATGCAATCAGGAGCAAGAGAAGCACGGTTCGGCGTCATATTGAAGTTGCCATGAAACAGGCCTTTGAAGCACTCTCGAGGGCAGCATGAGGCTTTTTGAGGCGGTGTACAGGCATCTTCGCAGCCAATCGACGATCACGGCATTGGTCGGTTCTGGTTCTGCTGCCAGAATATACGACGTGTATGCCGAGCAAGAGCGTGCTAACAATTGGCCGATTCTGGTTTTAGAGGAAGTCGATGATAACCGGATTCATCAGTTTTATGGCATACCTACGGCGACAGAACGTACACTAAGAGTAACGTGTTTGGCGCAAGGAAGTCCGAAAGCGGCGAATGATCTTGCTGATTTGGTTTATGATGCTCTAATGGGTCAAGAAGCTGCTATTACTAGCAACGCCGGATCGTTGACAGTCAAAGCGGTACACAGCGAAAGCCGTGAAACGCAGTATGAAATGGATCTTGAGGACAATTCCAAGCTGTTCTCTTGTGCTGTAGAGTTTAGATTTATTCACGACGTATAGGAGGCTGCTATGGCAGTTTTAGCTGGTCATGCTGGAAGTTTTCGGCTTTCAACGAATGTGGTTGCTGAGTTGGATGCGTGGACGCTTGAAGTTTCTACCGACACGGAAGAGACTCAAGCGTTCGGAGATACGTGGAAGGAGCATACGGCAACAGTGAAGGAATGGTCTGGAACCGCGAGCGGCAGACTGGATATCAGTGATACGAATGGCCATGTTGCGCTTCAGACGGCGGTCCTTGGCGGCACGACCGTTAGCGGCAGGTTCTACGTCAATGGAACGAATTACTACGCTGGGACGGCGTTTGTTCAGGCGTCAATTTCTGCTCCTGAGAATGGCGTGATTACTGTCAGCTATTCGTTGCAAGGAACTGGTTCGCTGTCTTATTCCTAAGGGGGACTTATGGCTGTAATGGTTGGCCGATTGGCCGATGT